TTTCCTTTTCCCGGCTTCCTCTTTTGAGTACATGCCACCTGGATCACTCCAGGGCAACCCCTGCACTTAATATAGCGGGCAGGCTGAACCCGCTTCTTATGTATTATTATGACCGCTCAACAGCGGTTTTCGCTCTAGCTTCTTTCACAGGCTTAGATAGGATATCTAATATCCCTCCGTATCTATGTCTACGACGTCTTCATTGTCATCAAAATCCACAATGGTATTTTGATAAGCCTGGTCATAAACATTCCGCTTTACCAGCGTCGACCACTTAGGAAATCCAGTTCGGATATCCTCCATGGTCATACCGTGCTGTCGCATTTTTCGGAGATCATTCCTATCCACCCGATTTACCAATTCATCAGCTGCCACACTGCCTGCTGACTTCCCGGTATATCGGAGTAATTGCCCATAAAAAGCCTTCAAAACGTTATACGCATTCCTATTTGATCCATGCGTACCATAAACGTGGCCTAACACCGAAAGCATTGTGTCTAAGATGTCACGCTCCTTGGGTTCGCGCCCCCAGACCGCACGGCAAACATATTCCCTAGTTTCACGATAAGGCAAAAAGTTCGCCTGTCCCGGCAGCTTAGGGTCATTCCTATAAGGGTTTATCACGGAATAATGACGGAGAAAGACCATCCCTGGGTCCCCAATTAGCCACCCATTCCACTCTCTAGAGCAAAAAGGTACACCATTTCTATGGTCCCTTAACTCTACTTCAAAACACTCCTCTAAGAACTTTGCAAATAGGGGAGTAGAGAAGTAGGTCGCCGCTAGACCTGTTCCCTTATTGTATACGTGGTCATCACCATAAACTATCAGTCTGACATACTTAATGAATTCCTCCTCCAAGAGCACCTTGTGCTCCTCCGGTGCATTGAGTATCTGCCAGACACAGAACAAAACAAAATACAAAGCCATAATCCACGAGTCAGCGTGAGAGGTATTGAAACAACCAGAGGGCATCCCCCCTCGCTGTATGCACCATGCCTCACCAAAAAGCTGAGTGACCCGCGCTATAATTGCTTTTATTATTTTCTTGATAATTTGCTTTTTCAGTTCGTAATCTTCTGATCCAGGTTTCTCATGAACCATTCCTGCACTATAATAAAGATTCATAAAGAAAGCTTTGACTCGCATATCAAACTTATCAATATCTCCATCACAAAGTAAGGATTCAAAACAATTGGCTAATCCTATTCCCAAACACTTTGCAATTTCATCCATTCCACCGAATGACCAACGATGCCCTATACGTATACAGGGACCTCTCTCCCGTAACATTCTTACCTTTGATACAAGTCTTTCTAAGATGACGAAATTCGATGATGGAATCACAAAGACTCGACATTTATCGCAAAACTTCTGCCACTTCAAATCGCACCATTGCTTATCAAAGGAATAAAATATCTCACTCTTTGGCGAAATCACCCAATAAACCGGAATATCCTTTCCCTCACGTACGAGTTTAAGGAAGACATCTAAATCAAATCCATGCATCTCAAATTTCTTTCCATGAGGAGACACTAGAACCTTCTTCGCATTACCAGTTCGAATTTCACGAACCTGACCATGGTTTGCTCCCGAAGCTGAACCAAGATACATTCCCATAAGGTCATTCTCTACATCAATGTGGGAGACAATTTGCTCAAAACTCTCAACACCTATCATACGGTACAGATGTGCAAGTGCGGGAGTGAGGTTTCGTAAGACTGCTCGGCCCTTCTCATTGACTAGATGAGTCGTTTTATTCTGCTGGAGAACCACTTTCATATATTTTAAAGGATATAATTCAGCTCTCGCTGTAACATGAATCGGTCTCCCATTTATTAGGCCAAAGGCCATGCGCCAGGGAGAAACTTTCCTAAGAATCAAGGCCCAAAGAGGGGGAATCTCATATGTATCTACTTTTTCAGAGGGTCCTTCCTTTTGGGGGAAAGAATCTCCTTGCGGAGAATCTATCTTCGAGGTTTCCCACCCACTAGAGGTCTCAGGGTGGTTCCACGTTGTAAACAGAAGCCTGGGTGGATTGTTGTCCCAAACCCAACGCTCCAATTCTGACCGTAGGGGTGTCACAAAGGGATAATCTTTCTTAAAGATTATCATGTCAGTACGTTTAAGAGCCTCACTTATCTCCGGAACTAGGCCCATTAACATCTCTGATGAGGGGAATCCGCCTTTATTTATCGGATCTGGTATTAATTTAATATTACCCCCTTTCTCGAGCGAGTTGGATAACTGCGCTACCTCTGTGTTAGAACACACTTCTATACCATAATCGGTTTGACGCATCGTTTGCTTTATTGATGATACGAGCTGGCATGCTTGCTCTTCACGCGTGCCCTCACTCGATGTAAACGTATAACCTACTGTCAGGTGGGATCTACCTTTTGCCTCTAATCGACATCTACAGGCCTGACCATGATCGCAATTAGGGTCGCTAAGATTCAGCTCAAAATTGTCCATCAAATGATTTTTCCTAAATAAGATTCGAATTAGATCACAGTCGTTTTTCTTGCGTATACTTCTTACGAGTCGATGCACTTCGTGATATAAGGACTTCGACGTTTTGTTATACTAACTGCTTATGCTTCCAACGTGTGTTAGACGCCCT